ATCTTTCCAAGGTGGTGACTTATCTTTCCACCGCTGCAAGAATAAAGTCAATTGTCATGGTTTTAGCAACCGCTTCACCGTTTTGAATACCAAACGAGATCGTCAGGTCTTCATCATCAGGTGCGTTGGTAGTGCCAGTAATTTCACCAACCTGTACATCATCCTGATAAACGCGGAAGACAGCGCCACCCGTGGCGACATCCAGAGGATCATACTCAAATGAAAGCGTGACAAACGTATCGTCTGCTATTGCATTCATCTCTAAAACGCTCAGAGTAGAACTGTTATCTTTCTCAATGATAAAGTCAGGCTGTGTATCAGCATCACCTTTGATGAAGAAGATACCATCTGTAACGTCAAGAGAAGTCGTATCAGTGATCTGAAGACCCATAACAAGGTCCGACTGTGTTGCGTCACTGACCTTAAATCTAGAAGAGAAGAACATTCTCTTTGTAGAGTCAAACTTAAAAGCTTCACCCTTTAGCTGAAAAAAATCTAGATCATTATCTCCTGCAGCGTTAGTGATTAGAAGTTGACCACCTGCACCAGCAGTGATAGCCTCTGAGGCAGAACCCGTTCCAGCTTCAGTGGTGGTGATGGTGTAGATACCAGAGTGGTACTCAAAGAAATCATCGAAGTACGTGTAGTACTTTGAAGGGTCTAAATAGGGGTAGTTAAAAAGGGGATGACCCTTTGTTCTATTAGAAATTCCGTTTGGAAAATGTGTAGGCATATTGAACAGTCCTTTCCTAGACCAGCACCCGAAGTGCCATTCAACTATGTTAAAGAAGTAGTGGAGGAGCCTTTTATAGCCCCTCCACCTTAGAATGCTTTAGGCACCCTGTGAACCGAAGAATCCTCTCCAGTCCGAGAAGCCGAAGCTGTAACGCTCTCTGGCCTTGAAACGGAGGTTCCCCGTGTCAAAGTCAGGCTCCATCTTTGTGGCAAGCGGCGCTCTTACAAACATCTTCGTTCCGTTGGGAACGTCAGTCTTGATGAAGAACGCATCCGCATCTTGGAAACGCTTGTTTACAAAGTAACCGTTGGGAATCATCCCTTGGTTAGCAATGGAGTTGATGTTGTTATCAGCGGTGTTTGGCTGATACGGGCTATTCAGCACACGGTCTGCCGTGAACTGGTTTCCCGGCGCAATGTGGAGCGATACCGCATTGGAACCGATCAAGATACCCCGATCATCTTTCATTGTCTGAATGCCAATCAACGCAGTTTCCAGCGCAGCTTCCGAGAGATCAACCGTACCGGCAGTGCCAATCAGGTTGCTCTGGTTGCCGTCACCCACCGTGGGGTGACTTGCACTGAACAACGGCTGTCCATCACCGCCCGTGAAGGCTGTGTTGAAAGCGTTGTTGAAAACATCAGCAGCTTTGGTCTGCTTGGTGCTGGCCATGGAACGGGCAAGCCCTCTGGCACGTAGCTTGGCAAACGTGTCATACAGGTTGTCTTC